TAAGTTTAAGGCTAAGAATATGATAGAGGAACTTTTCCTACAGTCTGGTAAGATTAATATATCAGCTGCAGGACGAGCAAATATTAATACTTATGGCGGTCAAGAGACTCCACAAATTCTTCTTGAAGAAATTGAAGTAAAGGAGTGTAGTGAGGAGGACTTCTAATGGTAGTACTTGTGGCTGGTAGTCGCAATTATTATGATTACAATGAATTTTCATATGTGATGAATTATACTCATAACAAGTATAATATAACTGAAATTGTGAGTGGCGGCGCCCGTGGTGCCGACTCACTCGCAGAAAGATACGCCAAAGAAAATAATATTCCTATTAAAGTTTTTAAAGCAAATTGGGATATGTATGGAAATGCCGCAGGATATATTCGTAATGCAGAAATGCATAATTATTTAAAAGATTTTGAAAACAGAATGTGTATCTGTTTTTGGGATGGGCAGAGCCGCGGCACAGCACATAATTTTAAGTTAAGTAAAGATAATAATACCAAATTGGTTTGTTATAATTTTAAATTACATAAGGTAGTGGAGGTTTTATAATGGGAGAACTTTGTAAAAGAACTGAAGAGTGGAGAGTTAATGATGAGGTTGAAGCTAAAGCTTTAATTGAAAAGGCTAAGAATGACGAGGCTATTGAGGGTTATGAGCTTAAGTCTTATAAAATGGTAAAGAAGGACAAGAAGTCTAAAGGCGAAATAATCGACGAATGGGTTATTGTAACTCTTGTTAAACAGTGGTAATTTAATGAAAGTTATATTCATTATTTTAGGAATTATATTCTTCGGAAATATAATAAATGGCTCTTGTTGGAGTGAAACAATAAAGAGAATGGAGAACAACAGGGATGAGTGATAATCTAATGTATACACTTGAAAAACTGCAAATGTGGCTTATAGACCAAGAATTAAATGAAGAGGAAGCTCATGCATATTGGGTATTAATGAATTGCTTTTTCGAGGGGAAAATTACTTTCGAGTATTATACAGAAAAATGTGCTGAAATCTTCACAAATGCTAAACTTCGTAAGGAGGGTATTAAATGAAATTTTACATAGCACCCGATTGGATGGATTTTGAAAATCCTTTAATATGTTATACTGCAATAAGAGCCCAAGAGTGGGATGTTGGAGAAGCTTTTTTCGATTATTATGATTGTGAGACAAAAGAGTTTCTTATCCCCGTTTTGGATGCTCTTATTAAAGACGGAGTTATTACAGAAGAAGATAAGACGGAATGGCTTAAAGATATTTCATATTTGGGAATAAATAGTGTTATTTCTGAAATAGAAATGAAATACACAAGAGATACTGACCCAGAGACAGCAAGTAATTTATATGAGTTAATTGCTTTTAAAGTTTACCAAGTATTTGCTGACTATGTGAGCCAAGAGTTTGAAAGATACCATAAAGTCTATGAACTTTGTTATAATTATTATGGCGAAGATTATAACTTATGTTGGGATGAAGAACTTGCAAATCGTTTTCGTAATGAATACTACCATGCAAGAAATAAAAACTTACGGGAGGAAATTGGTTAATGGAATGGATAATTAAACCAAGAGGACTTGGTAAAACTTCTGATTTAATTCGTCTTGCCGCCGAAAATGATATTCCAATTCTTACAGCTACAAATTCCGAATATATTTTGAATATAGCAAGAAACAAGGGATATAATATTACTGTTTTTACAATTAATGACTTAAAAAGTAATAAACAAAGAGGTAGAAACATAAGAGAAATGTATGTAGATGAAGTTGATGCAGTTTTAAATATGCTATTAAATTCAGATTTTAATGTTACTGCAACACTTGGTACATTAACAATAAAGGGGTGAAATTAAAATGAAAATCCACAAGGACGAAATGGAAAACTATAAGAAGAAGATAGACCGTTTCAAGGACGAGTGCGCTCGCAAGAATAGAGAAATTCAGAAGGAGCAGGCTAAGAAGAAGAAGTAAGTTTAAGAGAGTCAAGACCTATAAAGTCTTGACTTTTTTAATATTTTATGTTATAATATATATAGAAAAGTAAAAAGGAGGTTTCTACTGAATGAGCTTAAATGATATAGCAAGATTTGATACTCATAGTCATAGTGAGTATAGCAATATTCGTTTAATTGACTCAATCAATAAGATACCAGATATGATAAAGACAGCAAATCGTCTTGGTATGAAAGGTATTGCATTGACTGACCATGAATGTGTAAGCGGTCACTTGAAGTGGCTTCAAACAGAAAAGAAATTAAAGGAAAAGGGCGAAATTCCACAGGACTTCAAATGTGCTTGTGGTAATGAGATTTATCTCGTCGAAGACAGAGGGAATATTGAAAGATATTGGCACTATATCTTAATTGCAAAAAATGCAACTGGACATAGAGCCATAAGAGAACTTAGCTCAACAGCTTGGTATCATAGTTTTTCTGCCCGCGGCCTTACAAGAGTTCCAACAGAAATGAAGGAACTTGAAGCAATTGTTAAGAAGTATCCAAACTCTTTAATTGCAACTACAGCTTGTATTGGTGGTCAGCTTGGCGGTAGAGTTCTTCAGCTTGTAGCGGCGGAAGCTCACAATGATGAAGAAGAAATCTATCGTTGTAAAATTGATATAGATAAATTCATTAGATGGAACATTGATTTATTCGGTGATGATTTTTATATTGAAGTCGCCGCAGGTCAATCAAAAGACCAGATAAAGTTTAATAAGAGAGTAGGTTCAATAGCAAAGGCATATAACTTAAATATGGTAATTGGTTCAGACGCACATTATCTTACAGCAAAAGAAAGACCTATTCATAAAGCTTATCTTAATTCTAAGGAAGGTGACCGTGAGGTTGATGAGTTCTATTTTGATGCTCACATGATGGATAATGATGAAGCTTTTGGTAATTTAAGTGAAGCTTTTACAGAAGAGCAGTTCCGTCAAATGTGTGCCGCCTCAATGGAAATTTATAATAAGATTGAAGCATTTAGTCTTGAGCATACATCAATTATTCCAGAGGTTGATGTTAAGAATTATCCTAAACTTCCAATGACTTTTAAGGGTGTATATCCTACACTTGTTCAATTATTTATGAGTGATGATATACAGGAAAGATATTGGGTAAATGAATGTTATGCCGCCCTTGATGAGAAGAAACTTTTAAACCATGAATATCTTGATAGACTTGAAACAGAAGCAAGAGTTATTAAAGTAATTGGTGAAAAGCTCAATGATTGTTTGTTTAAATACTTCAATACATTCCAGCACTTTATTAATTTGTTTTGGGATTGCGGTTCAATCGTAGGTCCTGGACGTGGTTCAGCGGTTTGTTTTTTAAGTAACTATCTTCTTGGAATAACTCAGCTTGACCCGATACAGTGGGGACTTAAGTATTGGCGTTTCCTTAATGAGGAACGTGTGGAACTCCCTGATATCGACATAGATTTGTCTCCTTCAAAACGTAAGAAAATCTTTGAAGCAATCCGTCAGGAGCGCGGTGAGTTAAATGTTATTCAGGTATGTACATTCGGTACAGAAGGAACTCGTTCAGCAATCGCCGCCGCAGGTCGTGGTTATCGTTCAGAATCTTATCCTAATGGTTTGGAAGTTGAAACAACTCAATATCTTAGTTCATTAATTCCTCAAGAGCGTGGCTTCTTATGGTCAATACATGACGTTGTTTATGGAGACCCCGAAAAGGGTAGACAGCCTATTCAAGCATTTATCTTGGAAATGAATAAGTATCCCGGCCTCCTTGAGATTATCGAGTCAATCGAAGGACTGGTTAATAAGCGTGGACAGCACGCTTCTGGTGTTATTCTTTATAACACAAATCCATGTGATACTGGAGCAATAATGAGAAGCCCTAATGGTGACCTTACAACTCAGTTCTCACTTCACGAAGCTGAGGCAATGGGTGACGTTAAGTATGACTTCCTTGTTACTGAAATTTGTGATAAGATAACAACTTGTATAGAACTTATGCAGAAAGATGGTATTGTTGAAAAAGATTTACCATTAAGACAGATTTATAATAAATATCTTCACCCATCAGTTTTAAATCTTGAAGATAAAAAGCTTTGGGAAGCACTTGGTAATGGTAGCGTTCTCGATGTATTCCAGTTCAGTACTGGTGTTGGATTGGCAACTGCAAAACAAGTTAAGCCAACAAATCCAACAGAGATGACTTCTGCAAATGCGATAATGAGACTTATGGGAGAAAAGGGAAAGGAAAGACCACTTGATAGATATAGTCGTCTTAAGAGCGATATAGGTCAGTGGTATAAAGAAGTAAGAGATAGAGGATTAAGTGAAGAAGAAATTAAAATCCTCGAACCATATTATCTTCCACGTTTTGGTGTTCCTGCACTTCAAGAAGACTTGATGGAAGTATGTATGGACGAGAAGATTGCAAACTTTACTTTGAAAGAAGCTAATGCGGCACGTAAAACTGTTGCGAAAAAGCACATGGAAGAAATTCCTAAACTCCATGAGAAATTTATCAATGCTTGTCCTAATAAAAATTTCGGTGACTATGTTTGGGAAACTACAATGGGTCCTCAGATGGGATAAGTAACGATTGTCCTATCAAATACCCTTTCTTCTTATCAGAAGGGTTCTAATTTATTAGAGCTAACGGTTGAACCCGACACTTATAGATAGAACAAAAACTATCTGTAAGAAGGGCAATCCCGTGGGAATCATCTTATGGATAGTAATAAATGGAGTTGATATAGTGTATTACATTTATTGCTATAAAAATAAAATTAATGGACATAAATATGTTGGACAAACAAACAACGTAAAAAGAAGAATTAATGAACATAAAAGTGCCGCCTTCAATGAAAATAGCGGTGATTATGATTTATTATTTCATAAAAAATTAAGACAATATGGAATAGATAATTTTGAAATAGTTATTTTAGAAGAAATTGATTCAAATGACCAAACTGTGATTGATGAAAGAGAACAGTTTTGGATTAAATTTGAAAATAGTTTTGTTAGAAATGGTGAGGGATATAACTTAACAGAAGGCGGTCAATTCTCTAAGACAGTTAATAAAAAAATATCTTTAGAGGATGCAAAAGAAATTCAGCAAATGATATTAAAAGGTAAATCATATGAGGATATTCAAAATAAATATAATATCTGTCCAAGTTATATTACAATGATAAATCAAGGAAATTATTTCTATAATAAAGATTTAAGTTATCCTCTTCATAAATATTATAAAACAAATGATGATTATAATGAATTAATTGATTTACTTAGATATAGTGATTTATCTTTAAAAGCTATTTCAGAAAAGTTAAATCTTGGATATTCAACAGTTAAAAAAATTAATGAGGGTAAGCTTAGAAAAGGTTTATCAGAAGAATATCCAATAAGGAAGAAAACAGTATATGCAATAAAAGCAGATAGAGTAAAAGATTTATTACTTAATTCTACTTTAACTATTCCAGAAATAATGGTTGAGACGAAAGTTAGTCAAGAAACTGTTAGACGTATTAATATTGGTGAGTCACATTATGACTCAAACTTGAACTATCCATTAAGATGAAGCCTGTATCGACTATCGCGGGTTAAGCCGCGAGTAGGGTGACTATTGATACGTCATTCGAAACGGGTATTGGCGCTCCTAATAAGGAGCGAGTTAAGATATAGTCAGAGCCTATAGGAATATAGGATAACTCGATTCGTTTTCACTTCCTCACTCACTTGCATATTCATTCGTTGGTATTCAGACGTTATATCTTGCAACAAATTATCCTCAGATTTATTGGAACTGTGCTTGCTTAATCGTTAATGCAGGTGGTGCAGACCTCCTCGATACAGATGATGTTGATACTGATGAAGATGAGGAAACAACAACAAAGAAGAAGAATAAGAGCGTTAACTATGGTAAAATAAGTGCCGCCATAGGAGAATCTAAAACAAAGGGTATTACAGTATTGCCGCCCGACATAAATGAATCAGACTTAATCTTTAAGCCAGACCTTAAGCGTAATGCTATCATTTATGGAATGAAGGGTATCAATAGAATTGGTACATCACTTGTTTATGAGATATTCAAAAATCGTCCTTATTCAGATATTATAGATTTTACAAGTAAAGTTAAAGTCAACAAGCTTCAAATGTTCTCATTAATTAAAGCGGGAGCTTTCGATGAATTATATGAGAATGATAGATTTAAAGCAATGAGAGAATATGTTCTTAGTGTATCAGACCAGAAGAAGAGAATTACATTACAGAATATGCAGATGTTAATAGCTAAGAATATGATACCAGAAGAACTTACATTTGAAAAGAGATTGTTCAATTTCAACAAATATATTAAGAACTCAAAAGATGGTGTTTATTACTACTTTGATGAAAATGCACTTCCATTCTATGAAGCAAATTATGATATGACAAAAATAGAAGAAGTTGTAGTAAGAAATGATGGCCCTCACGGAAAAATAAAAATGACAATATGGGATAACATTTATAAGAAAGGCATGGACCCCGTGAGAGACTGGATGAAGGCAAATCAGCAGTCAATTTTAAATGACCTCAATGAGCGTTTGATTGATGAAACTTGGAATAAGTATTGTCTTGGTTCTGAAGCTGATTGGGAAATGGATAGCTTAGGCTTCTATTATCACGAACATCCACTTCAGAAGTTAAAGAAAGATGTTTATGAAATTTCTGATTTTAATAAACTTTCCCCTGAGCCAGAAGTTGAACGCTCATTCACAACAAAAGATGGTGCAGAAATTAAACTCTTTAAGGTGTCAAGAATTGCAGGAACAGTTATTGATAAAGATAAGAACAAGAGTTCAGTCATGTTATTAACTCCGACAGGTGTTGTAACTGTTAAAGTTTGGAAAAATCAGTTTGCTGCTTGGGATAAACAAATCTCTGAGCGTGGTGCAGATGGCGTAAAGCACGTTGTTGAAAAATCTTGGTTTAGTCGTGGTAATAAACTTATTATAACAGGTATCAGACGTGGCGATGATTTCGTTCCAAAGAAATATAAAACAACAGAACATGAGCTGTTTGAGAAAATACTGGAAATGGATGATAAGGGCTTCGTCCTCGAATCCATTACCGAGAGACCGGAGGTTGAGGAGTAATGGCTACCATTGGTTTATATGATATTGATTTGTGGCACAGAGGTAAGGCCTTTCCTAACCTCGAACTCATGCAATATTATAATTACTATAATAAAAATGATTATGGCTTAATGATGAAACCAACGGACCCAGTAGGTCGTTGCAATAGGATTATCTACTTTAAAGATAATCCTAATGTAGACCTACCAAAAACACTTGATGTATTTGGTCCGAATAAGGAAATATATGGATATGGGTTCTTTAAATCAGTTGACCCCTTGCCGCCAGAGATAGCAAAAGTACCACCTTCCTATCTCGCTTATGCTCCTTATGTTAATAAGGTTTCAAATCAAAGTGAGTTTAGCCGCATGCAACGTTCTTCTTATATAAGAATAGAAACAAATAATATGGCAGATATGAAACCTGACGCACAATTTATTTATATTGCAGATAGAAATATTTGTTATTTACCTGACTCATATGATTTCATTCTTGAAAATAAAAATAAAGGAATTTTTTTCGCTCATACAAATTTTATAACAGATTTGGAGACAGCCAATAAATTCTCTCGTTTCTTCCCAATATTTAAAACTGGAATTATTATTGATTTCCGTTACCCAGAAGACTTTTTCTTTGAGTATTATAAAGAAAACGTTATCTTTGGTCTTGACAGAAGACCAGATGAAGATACTACACGATACCTAATAAGGCTGGTAAAAATGGGATTGTGGTTTAAATCAACTGGTGCAAGTTTTCGTATGGGATATAATATTTCTCTCAACGGTGAAGAAGGAAAAGTAATTGAATGGTTAAGACAAAATCCAGTCAAAACTTCTTATATGGAGTTTAGAAAGAATGACGCCGCGGCACAGAAATTCATTTTAAATTGTCCTTCTGAATTGAGATTACTTTTAAAACAAGACCCAAAAACAATTACACGTTCAAATCTTGACTTAAAGTCTTCTTTATGATATAATTATAATATAAAGAAAAGGAGGAATTAATAATGGATAAGAAAGAGAAACTTGAAAAGCTTACTTTTGAGCTTCATTCAAAACAGACTCAATTACAGGAATACATGGACACTTTTGTTCTTAGACCTGAGATAAACGAGCTTATCGAAGATATTGAGGCGATTGAAAAAGAAATAATCGAGTTGAAAGCGGAGGATTAAATAAATGAAGAAAGTGGAAAAGAAAAAGTTTGGAGAAATCTCAATCCAGAATGAGGATAATTCACTTAAGAGCAAAAAGGAATTTCTTGATGAAATGAAGGAACTATATGATACAATTGCAGAACAGTTTGAAGAGCAGGAAGAAAGTGAGAAAGACCCATTTGGTGATATAACTTACTTCAGCGTAATCACTGACCCCGAGTGTGCAATAAGTGTTGAAACAACTCTTGAAACATTCGACTTTACTGAGAGAACAATTTATCTCACTGAGGAAATAAAGCCTGAGACAGCGGTAAGTGTTTTTGAGGTAATTCGTTTTTGGAACAAGGTTGACACAGAGGATGAAGTTCCTGTTGAGGAAAGAGAACCAATTAAAATCTATATCAACACACCTGGCGGCGACCTCGATGGTGTTCTCAGTATAATCAGTGCTATTCAGGCTTCAGTTACTCCAGTTTACACATATAATATTGGTACAGCATATAGTGGCGGTTTCTTCATCTGTATTGCAGGTCATAAGAGATTTGCACTTTCACACACTTCATTTATGTTCCATGAAGGCGCCGCAGTAGATGGCGGAGATGCACACAAGTTCTTCCAGCACGTTGACTTCTATAGATATCAGCTTACAAGACTTAAGAAACACGTACTGGATAATACAAAAATCACAAGTGATATTTATGAAGAGCATAGAAAAGATGACTGGTTCATGGACCAGGATGACGCTAAGAAATTCGGCGTAATTGATGAAATAATTGAAAAACTTTAATGGAGGAATTATCAATGAACTCAAAGAAATTTATGGATGTTCTTGGCGCAGGTAACATGAGTCAGGACGTAATGGACAAATTTATGCAGATGCTTGCGCTCCCCGATGAGCAGTTTGATATTCTGTATCCGCAGATGAAGAGACAGCTTGAAGATGTATTTAGCTCACCAGAGTTCCAGCAGTCAACTATTACTTCTCTCAAAATTCAGGGTCACGGCACAATTGAGGAAGAGAGAGCGTCAGCTTATGAAGTAATAAATGAAATTAAGCAGGACGAAACATTGAGTGCAAATAAGAAAGACCTTCTTATTACAATTATAGATGGCTCGGTAATTCAGATTTGTAACTTTATCGAAGCTCCAAGAGAGCGTATTAAAGTTCAGATTAAGAAGCTTAATGAGGATGCTATCATTCCTCAGTATGCACATAAGACAGACGCCGGTTGCGATGTTTATGCAGTAGAGGAAACAGTAATTAAGCCTCATACAACTGTTCTTGTAAAGACAGGCATTGCAGTAGCAATCCCCGGTGGTTATGAAATTCAGGTACGCCCACGTTCAGGACTCAGCCTTAAGACAAACTTAAGAGTTGCTAATGCACCCGGCACAATTGACTCTGATTATCGTGGTGAGGTTTGCGTAATTATGTCAAACATCGGAAACCTTACAGAGACAATTAAGAAGGGCGATAAGATAGCTCAGCTTATAATTGCCCCAGTACCTATGATTGAATGGAACGAAGTTGATGAACTTGATGATACAGAGAGAGGAGAAGGCGGCTTCGGTTCAACAGACAAGAAGTGATGCCATGTGGGTGGAAAGCTAAAAATCGAAGACATAAGAAAAGACATTGAAAGTAAAGGGTGGAAGTTAGAGTCCACCGAATATGTGAACTTAAAAACTGACTTAGAGTTGAGGTGCCCCAAGGGACACCTCAATGTGGTGTCATATGAAAAGTTCCGCCGCGGCAACTATGAATGTCCTATATGTCAGCAAGAAGAATTTTATGTGCCGACAGAGAACTGCTTAAAGAAAAGCGGTTATCGAATACTTGCTTTTGACCAAGCAACTGATGTCTCTGGTTGGAGCGTATTTGATGGAAAGAAACTTGTTAAATACGGTCACTGGAAATCAAAAAGTGATGATTATGTAGAAAGAATTGATATAACAAAACAATGGTTCATTTCTATGATTAAGAAATGGAATCCTGATAAGGTTGTTATAGAAGATATACAACTTCAAACATATAAAAAGAATGAGCAAGAAACCGCTAAAATGGTTCACACATTTAAGGTACTCGCAAACTTACAAGGCGTTTTAATGAATTATTTATCTACTAATAATATCATTTATAAAGTTACTCCTCCCAGTTCATGGAAAAGTGCTTGTGGAGTAACTGGCGCAAGTCGTTCAGACCAAAAGAAAAGTGCTCAATTAAGAGTAAAGGCTCTTTATAATGTTGATGCAACTCAAGATGAAGCTGACGCAATCCTGATTGGTCGCGACGCGGCACTGGAAAGCAAGTCAAATGAGATAATTGAATTTTACTAAAATAAAAGAGGTAAGACATAAGTCTTACCTCTATTTTTTTTTATTTATATTGTGAGTCAATTCCGAAGTATTCTTCCATAGTTGTATCCTTTAATTTCTGTGCCCATTCTGTACCAACATATCTTATATGCCAAGGTTCATATATGTAACCTGTAATATTCTGTTTATTTTCTTTATAACGAATGATAAATCCATATTCATGACAATGTGCCGCAAGCCACGCTGATTGTCTTGGGTAGCGTGCCTTATATCCACTTGTTGGGTCTGAATTTGCTGATGTAACATCTATCGCTAAACCAGTATGATGTTCAGAATAGCCAGGTCTTGCTGAATATGTATCTCTGTCGGCAGGCGGATATGAATTGTAAATAGCTTGTTGGTCAGCATATGTACGATAACCGCTCGCCATTGACATTGGCTCGTTATAAATGTTATTAGCTACTGCATAAGCATCCCATGCACTCTTCATAGCATTGTAAGCACTTACTGCTTCTGGCTTTAAACCTCCAACAGCAGAAATCGCAGCCTGAGACATACTATATGTTTTATTTACTACAATTAAGCCATCAAAGTAATGAGCGCCATCATGTTCTTCATGTGTATGTTCGTCTTTATCGGGAATGATAGCTGGGTTTGTATCCCCTGCAGTTATATTCATAAAATTAAATGTTGAGTACATAACGTAGTAGTAACCAGGTACAAACTCTTCATTAGGAGCAAGGTTCTGAACACTGTCAATATTAACAGAAGGATGTCCAGCACCGTCATGTCCATTTTCAAAGGCACAAGCTTGGAAGCCTTTAATTGTCCAATCTGAAGTTAAACCATAAGCTGGGCCATATCTAATATTGTTATATACATACTGAGCAAATTCCAAGTCCCAAGTGGTTCTTGAAGCGGCTTCTGTTATAACATTATATGCACCCCAACCTTGAGCTTGCCACCATCTACAGAATGTTTCAAGTGTTGCATTTGGCTGTCTATAGCTTGTTGAAGCTCCATTTGGAGCATGGTAAATAATTCTTGCTCTAAGAAGCTTAGCATAACTACGTCCTTCCTCTCCTTCATTATATTCGTGAGCACAAATTAAATAAGCCATTTTTAATCCTAAGTTGCTATCCAATTCTTGTTGAGTTGAAGGATATACGCCCATAAATCTCTGAGACATTGTTAAGTTACCATAAGCATCAGTTTTAGCTGGAGCCATTGTGCCGCCACGTTCATTTGTATATGATGTTGGATTATATAATAATCCTCCTGCAGGCGCCGCACCACTATCTGCTTCGACTTTAATATAAACTGGGTCTTGACAGAAGATAGCATAGCTAAGTTTATCTTCAACATAACAATCAGGATATGACTGGAAATGAATAACTTTATTATGATACTCATTATAAGCCGCGCTTCCGACTCTCATTCTTGCATTAATATTCAAATGTAAATGACAGAATATTCCATAGCCATCAACATACCAATTTCCTTCTGTATGTCCACTTGCGCCCATACCTCCAATCAATTGTCCCTTTTTAATTTCTTGTCCTTCAACTAATGTAGGTATTTCAGGATATTCTCTTGGATTTACTAAGTGGCAATAATATATAGTTAAATCACCTGTTAGAATATTATTAGCTTGAGCCGCAGTATTCTTAGCTCTAATAAGTATTTCATTACCACCGCCAGAGCCTACATATTGAGTTGAGCCATAGTTATAATGAGCATATACAACGACTCCATCGCACATTGAGTAAACTGGAGTTCCTATTGTTGCTGGACCTCCCCCTGGAAGGGAAAGGTCCAACTCTGTAGGTCCATGTCCGTCATATGTGTTTATAACTGTATCTGGCGCCTTTAAGCCAAATGGGTGGTAGAAATAATTTTGTCCATTATAATTATCTAAAGCAGACATTCAATCAACCTCCGTAATTACCTGGGTCTAATAATCCATAAGTCTCGACAGACTCTGTGCTGCTGCCACCCTCTGTGCCAGAACCAGCGTATTCTGTAAATGTATCAATGCAGTTAAGAACATATTCATTACCTGCCATTGGTATTTTATTATTAAAATCAATTCTAAGTTTATTGTGATTATCTTCATC